CTGGCTCCAGGCCGCCTTCAGCACCACCAGCCTGCCGGGCATCCTCAGCAACATCGCCAACAAGATGCTGCTGGAGGGGTACAACTACATCGAGGACGCCTGGCGGAAGATCGCGAAGATCGCCTCCGTCAACGACTTCAAGGAGCACAGCCGCTACCGCATGACCGGGGCGTTCAAGTTCGAGCAGGTCGGCCCGGACGGCGAGCTCAAGCACGGCAAGCTCGACGAGCAGAAGTACGGCCAGAAGGCCGACACGCACGGGATCATGTTCGCCCTGACGCGTCAGATGATCATCAACGACGACATGGGCGCGTTCACCGACATCCCGCGCCAGATCGGCATGGGGGCAGCCGAGTCCATCGCCGACGCCGTGTGGGGCCTGTGGCTGAGCAATCCCGTCCAGACGGACGGCAAGGCGTTCTTCAGCACCGACCACAAGAACTACGCCGAGGGCGCCGACACCGCCCTGACGGTCGACGGCCTGACCGCCGCCGAGGTGCTCTTCGGCGAGCAGACCAAGCCCAATGGCCGCCCGCTCGGCGTGCCGGCCACGATCCTGCTGGTGCCGACCGCCCTGAAGGTCCCGGCCGAGATGCTCATGAAGAGTGTCCAGCTCAACGAGACCACCACCGCCAACAAGGCCAAGCCCTCGACCAACCCGCACGTGGGCAAGTTCGACGTGGTCAGCTCCGTGTTCCTCTCCAACGCCAGCTTCACCGGGTACTCCAGCAAGGCGTGGTATCTGCTGGCCGACCCCAACCGCCTGCCGGCCATCGAAATCGCCTTCCTCAACGGCGTGGACCGGCCGACGGTAGAGAAGACCGACGCGGACTTCAACACGCTGGGCATCCAGTTCCGCGGGTACATCGACTTCGGCGTCCGCGAGCAGGACTTCCGCGGCGCGGCCAAGATGAAGGGCGAGGTCTGAGCCTCGCCCTTGTCCGGCAGATCCCAAGACCTTCACGCATTCAAGGAGCATTGATCCATGGCAAAGGCACGCTTCATCCAAGACGGCAACAGTATCGACTACACCCCCGGCGCAGACGTAACCGCCGGGGACGTGATCGTCCAGGGCTCGCTGATCGGCGTGGCCAAGGTGGACATCCCGGCCAACAAGCTCGGAGCGCTCGCGGTCCGGGGCGTGTTCGACGTGGTCAAGGCCAACGAGCAGCAGGCCCTCGGCGCCGCCCTGTACTGGGACGCCGACGGCAACCCGTACAACGGGACGGCCGGCACCGGCTGCGCGACCACCACGTCCGGCGGCAACACGTTCATCGGCTTCGCCCAGGCGGCCGCGGGCGCGACCGACGAGACCGTCCGTGTCCTGTGGAACGGCCCGGTCGCCGTCACCAATACCGTCCACAACGCCCTGACGGCCGAGATCGCCGACCCGGGCGCTGCGGGGGCCATCCCCGTGACCGACAGCGGCCACTGCGACCTGGTGACCGCCGCGGCTGAGACGCGGACGCTAGCCGCGCCGACCTACGCCGGGCAGATGCTCATGCTGAGCCTCAAGACTGACGGCGGCAATTGCGTCATCACCTGCGCCACCACGGTCAACCAGACCGGCGACAACACCATCACGATGGGTGATGCCGGCGACGCGGTGCTCCTGGTCGGCAAGGTCAACGGCAGCAACAAGCGGTGGTCGGTGGTCTCCAACGACGGGGCCGCCCTGTCCACCGTCTGATGCGGGAGTTGACGCATGGCGGACCTGCTCCAGACAGCCTGCGACTGGCTGGGAGGCATGCGGCTTAAACATGCCTCCCAGTCGGTCACGTACTGCCGAGGGGAGTCCTCGGTAGAGGCCCAGGCGACGCTGGGCAGGACGGACTACGAGGTCGCCGATGAGTCGGGCCTGACCGTCCAGGCAGTGGCGACGGACTTCCTGATCTCGGCCGAGCAGATCGTGCTAGACGGGGTTCAGACGCTGCCTCGGCCGGGCGACCGGATTCGCCTGGGCGACGATGGGCAGGTGACGGTGTACGAGGTGCTGGACCTGGCCGGCGGCGGGCACTACCGCCCCAGCGATCCCTACGGGCGGACGCTGCGGATTCACACCAAACAGGTGGACGTGGAGATCTGAGTATGGACAACTTCATCACGCAACCGATCGTGCAGTACGGCTTCGTGGGCTTCGCCGCGGTCCTCCTGGGCATCGTGGTCTGGCTGATCCAGAAGCTGCTGGCGGTGCTGGATGCCAACAACCGGATCATCGCCGCCAACACCGAGGCGATCCGCGACCTGACGGGTATGACCAGCGACCTGCTGAAGCTGAACCGGTCCTTACACGACAAGATCATCTCGCGGCCCTGCATCGCGGCCAAGGAGCAAGAAGGCTGATGGCAACCCTCATCGACATTGCGGACGCGGTTGTGGCCGAGATGAATGACCACACCTTCAGCCAACCGGTAACGGCCCAGCGGCTCTATCGGCCGGTCTTTGACCTGGCGGACATGAAGGCGCTGCACGTATCGGTGGTGCCCAAGGGCGTGGAGATGCAGGGCGCCAGTCGCACGGTTGTCCAGCACGACTACCAGATCGACGTGGGCGTGCAGAAGAAGCTGCCCACGAGCCCCTCCGGCGACAACGCGGAGATCGACGCCTTGATGGCCCTGGTGGAGGAGATTGCCGACTTCTTCCGCCAGCGCCGGCTCCAGGCGATGCCGAACGCAGTGTGGGTGCAGACGCAGAACCTGCCCATCTACTCGCCCGAACACCTGGAGCAGCTTCGGCAGTTCACCAGCGTCCTGACGCTGACCTTCCGGGTGCTGAGGTAACCCCCATGAACAACCCATTCATGCGAAAGATCGTTCTGACCGCCAACTACCAGCCGCTCGCGTCGGCGAAGCTGGTGCTGTCGGTAGAGATATCCTGCCTTCCCACCAACGCCAGCAACGCGCTGTTCAAGTGCGGCGGGGACGTGGACGTGCCGTGGATTCCGGGCGAGTGGCATGACTTCGTCGGGATCGACCTCTCGGAGATCCAGGTCAAGGGCACGCCCGGCGATGTGGTCACCGCAGTGGGAGGGTCCTGGTGATGGGATACCGCGTAACCGGCAGCGGCGGCGGTGAGGGCGGCGAGGATGGGCGGACCGTGTTGAATGGCGCCGGGGCGCCCGCGCCCGAGACTGGCGTCGATGGTGACTTCTACATCGACACGGCGGCTGACGCGATCTACGGCCCCAAGGCGGCCGGAGCGTGGGGCGAGCCCACGTCGCTGATTGGCCCCCCGGGCCAGGACGGATCGCCCGGCCAGGACGGCGCGGACGGGGCGGATGGCGCCCCAGGCGCACCGGGCGCGGACGGACAGGACGGAGCCCCCGGTGCAAACGGCGCGGATGGCAAAACGGTCCGCAGCGGGGCGGGGGTTCCAGGCGCGGGGCTGGGCGTCGACGGCGACTTCTACATCGACACGTCGGCTGACGCGATCTACGGACCCAAGGCGGCCGGGGCGTGGGGCGAGCCCACGTCGCTGATCGGCCCTCCGGGCCAAGACGGCGCACCCGGCCAGGACGGCGCGGACGGGGCGGATGGCGCCCCGGGCGCACCCGGTGCGGACGGACAGGACGGCGCCCCGGGGGCCGACGGTGCGGACGGCGTGGGCGTCCCTGCCGGGGGCACGACCGGACAGGTGCTCAAGAAATCTTCCGATGTCGATTACGCGACGGAGTGGGGCTCCGGCGGCAGCGGCGGCGTCCCGGACGATGCGTCGGTCACCATTGTCAAATTCGCCGCCGATTCCCGCCAGTGGCTGGACCGCATGAGCGACTTCGGCGACGGCAGCGACGGGGCCTTGACCATCAGCAGCGACACGGACGCGGCCAAGTGCGAATACCAGGTCACCAGCCTGACCATCAACGCGGGCGTCGAGTTCCGCATCCCACGCCACTACCGCTACGGGTCGGTCTGGGTCCCGTTCCTGATCATCCGCTCGCAGGGCACGGTGACCATCAACGGCACGCTCCACGCCAACGGGCGGTCGGTGATGGGGCACTACCCGACCGCCGCCGAGTATATGGAGTGGGCCGGCGGCGGGTGCGCCGGAGCGGTCGGGGCAGTGGTGCGATTCCCGGTGGGGATGCTGCACGACCTGGTCGACCCCTGCTGGGGTCCGTTGCCCGGCTACAACCGGCCGTGGATATACGAATCATGCGGATGCGGTGGAGCGTTGATGGACCGGCTCTTCTGGCCCGCCATCGCCGGGGCTAGCTGCTACCTGGACTACATGGCCGACTGCATGTACCAGCCGATCTCCTGGGGCGTGAGCGGCAACAATTACCTGGCCTTCCCGGGCTACTGGCTGACGTGCTCCTGCTTCTGCTGGAGCGCGCCGGGCGTGCTGCGGATGCCCTACGCCGTGAGCGAATACCGTGACTGCTACCAGCCTATCGACACGCTGGCCGGCCCGGGCAGGCCCTTCCGGTTCGTCGCCGGTGCGGGTGGGCACCCCGTGCCCGACCCCTGCGGAGAGAACTGCCAGTTCGACCCGTATAGCTGCACGGGCCACGACGCCCCCGGCGGCGGCGGCGTGATTGTCATCATCGCCCCCGAGATCGTGTTCGGGGCCAGCGGCAGCATCGAGGCCCGCGGCCAGGACGGCTACGACGCCGAACCCACGGGCAACTCGATGGACAGCCACCTGTTCGCCAGCGGCGGCGGGGGCGGCGGCACGGTGGAGCTGCACACCCGCGTCCCGCTGTCGGCCGGCGACAAGGCCAAGGTCAGCGCCTCTGGCGGGGCGGGCGTGGCCAACAAGTCGCTGACGGGCCTGGACGGGGTCACCTGGTTCTGCGGATTGGAGAAGTCATGAGCGAACGTGTGAACGTGGTCGTACCCGATGGGCAGACCGCCACGCTGATGCGGGGCGGCAAGCCGCTTCTGCGATGGCCCGAAAAGTCGATCATCGATCAGCATCTCGATGCGGGCGACCAGATCGTGCTGTCGGACAACAAGCCCGCCCCTAAGGCCTCGCCCCTGGACGTGCTGGTCGCCAAGGCCCGCCAGCAGGAGATGGAACTGGCAGCGACCAGCGGGCCGTTCCTGGGCCTGCTGGACGAGGTCCTGGACGCCCTGGTCGCCAGCAACGTGGTTCGGCCTAACCAGCTTACGCCGGGCGTGCAGGGCGTCCTGCAGAAGCGGAAGGCGATCCGAGCCCGGATCGCCCAGCTCAATGACGAGATCAAGAACCTGGTGGACAAGCCATGAACCCGCGAACCGCCTTCGTTCACATTCAAGCCTATCCACACGGGCTGGTCGAGCCGGGCCTGCTGCTGTGGCTGACCGACCACGGCTTTCGCAACATCTATATCGGCGGCGTGGGGCATCGCGGGATCGTCTCGGGCTTCAATGAGATGATTCGTGTCGCCTTGGCGTCCCCGTTCGACCACTATCTCTTCGCCGAGCGGGACATCCGCCCCAACACCAAGGGCCACGACACCGAGCCGTTCCTCAACGAGGTCGGCGGGGACATCGTTTGCGCAACCTACCCCTGCGGCAACAGCCACGCCTGGGACCATCCTGATTCGTTCCACACCGGGCTGTGGCGAACCACACGCGCTGCGTTGCTGCGGATCGATCCGCCCTGGTTCACCAACGACTATGCGGACCCAATGCACATCCGCCCGGCCGGATGCGAGTGCGCATCCTTCGCCCGGCGGGCCAAGGCCGCGGGACTGACCATCATCCGCTCCGGCGAGGCTGACCACACGGCGAGCCACTGACATGGTTGGAATGAGCTTCGACAAGATGAAGTCCATGTTCTTCGATCGCAAGGCCGTCGCCGGCGCGGTGGACCGCGCGACGCGGAAGGTCTTGTCGAAGTTCGGGGCGTTCGTCCGCACCACGGCCAGGCACTCCATCCGCAAGCGGAAGGGCGCCAGCCCGCCGGGTAGCCCGCCCAGCAGCCACGTGGGGCTGCTCAAGCGGCTGATCTTCTTCGGATACGACACCACGCGCAAGAGCGTGGTCATCGGCCCCGCGCCGCTGCGGGCCTCCGTCGAGGCCCCGCCGCTGCTGGAATACGGCGGCCGGGCCCGGCGAAAGACCCGCATGGGCAAGAGCGTCATGGCGACCTACAAGAGTCGCCCCTTCATGGGCCCCGCCTTCGAGAAGGAAAAACCCAAACTCCCGGCCCTCTGGGCCAACAGCGTGAAAGGGTAATCGCATGAGCATCAAGTTGGGCATGGAAGCCAAGCTGTACTACTGTGCGGCCGGGATCGGCGGGACGCCGACCTGGACGGAACTGGCCAACGTCAAGAACGTGACGCTGGGCCTCCAGAAGGGCGAAGCCGACGTAACCACGCGGGCCAACAACGGCTGGAAGGCGTCGGTGGGCACCCTCAAAGAGGGGAACATCGAGTTCGAGATGGTCTGGGACACCGAGGACGACGGCTTTGCGGCCATCAAAGACGCCTACATGGACGGCACGGCCATCGGCCTGGCCGTCATGGACGGCGACATCGCGACCGCCGGCAGCCAGGGCCTCTGGGCCGACTGCTCCATCATCGACTTCTCGCGTGAGGAGCCGCTTGAGGAAGCCCTGTCGGTCAAGGTGACGGCCAAGCCGACCTACTCCACCAACGCGCCCCAGTGGAAGACGATCTGATCCTGACTTTAATCCGGCCCCTGTAGTGGCCCAAGGAGAACGCCATGAGCGTAAAACTCGAGTACACCACCAACCTGACGGCGACCGAGGTCCTGGAAACCAACACGGTCTCCTCGGCCGCCGCGTCGCGGACCGTGAAGCACACGCTGCTCAACAAGGCCGCCACGCTCCAGGCCTCCACCACGCCGCCGGTGTCCAAGGTCGCCGCCTTCGAGCAGGCCCTGACCGCGGGGGCGGCGACCATCGACCTGACCGCGCTGACCGGCACCAACGGGGCGGCTGTGGATGGCACCGGGCTGAAGGTGCAGGCGATCAAGATCACGGCCAAGGCGACCAACGCCAACGTCATCACGATCACCAAGGGCGCCAGCAACGGCTACGCCCTGGCCGGGGCGGACTTCAGCGTGGCGCTGGCGGCCGGGCAGGAGTTCGTGCTGTTCGGCAACGACGCCGCCCCGGACATCGCGTCCGACGCCAAGACCCTGGACCTGGCCGGCACCCTCGCGCAGGCGGTGCAGGTCATTATCGTGATGGGGTGACCGCATGAAGACCTTTACGGACAACGCAAACCGCACCTGGACCGTCTCGATCACCGTGGACTCGATCAAGCGGGTCAAGGGCCTGCTGGCCGTCAACCTGCTGGACGCCGTGGGCGGCGACCTGCTGGAGAAGCTGGTGGGCGATCCGGTCCTGCTGTGCGACGTGGTGTACGCCCTGTGCAAGCCGCAGGCCGACCAGGCAGGCGTGGGCGACGAGGACTTCGGCCGCTCCATGGCCGGGGACGCCATCGAGCGGGCGACCACCGCGCTGCTGGAGGACCTTGTGGATTTTTTCCCAGGCCAGCGGCGGAAACTGCTGGCCAAGGCCCTGGACAAGATGCGGGCGATGGAGGCGGTCGCGTTCCAGGTCGCCGAGGCCCGGCTGGACGATCCGGCCCTGGAGGCCCAGATCCGCTCGGCGGCGAGCGGATCGAGCGGCTGATCTGGGAACTGGCGGGCGCCGCGGGCGTGGACCCCCGGCCGCTGACGCTGCGGGAACTGCTCTGGATGGCCGAGGCCCGCGGCCGGGACGCATGGGCGCACACGTCGGTGCTGTGCGCCCTGATCGCCAACGTCAACCGCGACCCGAAGCGTCGGCCGAGGGCGTTCCGGCCGGCCGACTTCGACCCGTACGCGAAAGAGCATGAGAAGCCGATCCCCGCCGGGAAGCGGGCATTCGAGTTGATGAAGCAGGTTTTTTGCAGGGTGGACAACCACGGAAAGGAATCCACATGAAGACGCGATGGATCGTGATGCTGGCCTTGGTGGCGATGGCGATCTGCCTCACCGGAATGTCCCTGGTCCCGGGCTGCCAGACGGCCTCGGTCCGCGAGGCGTACCGGACGGTGGCGCCCGTTCAGGCCCGTGCGCCGGCGGGCAAGGGCACCCCCTCGCCGGCCCCGGCCGAGCGGGAGGTAACTCGCACCGTGTCGGCCACGCGGGTAATGACTTGGGCCGGCAGCAGCCCCGGGGAGACCATCAGCCGCGTCAAGCCCATGACCGTGAGCGACTCCAGCGTCGCCTTCGGGGGTATGGACCCGCTGGAGGCCTCCGCTCGAACCCCCGTGTTCCTGTTCTGGGCGGGCCTGGCGGTCGCGGCGGCCGGCGCCGCGGTGTTGATCTTCATCCCCGGGATGAAGACGACCGGGCTCATCGTCGCCGCCGCCGGCGGGGCAATGGTTGTCGCGTCTATCGCCTTCGAGAGCTACCCCTGGCTGGCGCTGGTGCTGGCCGGGATCGCGGTGACCGGGGGCCTGGCGTGGTTCATCTGGGGCACGGCCGCAGGCGCGAAGCTCAAGGCGGCCTTCCAGGCGGTGGTCGCTGGCGTCGAGCAGACCAAGACCACCGACCCCCAGGCGGCCAAGGCGGTGACGACCAATATCGGGACCGCCGCGGCCGGAGCGGGTGTGGCCGCAACCACCCGTAGCCTGGTCAATGACGTCAAGCCCCTGGTGAAGGAGTAGGCGGGCGTTAGCGGGCAGAAAAAGATAGCGGACCGACACTGCCTGGCGGCAGGTCGATCCGCTGCTGCCCGGCGGGGGGGGACCGGGCAGGAACCCAAAGTACCCCTCCATTCTGACAGTGTCAATACGAATTCTGACCCTGGGAAGCAAATATGGCGCAGACAGGTTCAATCCGGGCGGGCAAGGCGTTCGTCGAGCTGTTCGCCGACGACAGCAAGCTTGTGCGAGGGCTCCGTCGGGCCCAGGCCCGCATGAGGGCGTTTGGCGCCAGCGTCCAGAACATCGGGCGCAAGCTCCTGGGTCTGGGGGCGGTCGCGGCCGCGCCGCTGGCCCTGGCGACGAAGATCTTCGCCGGCTTTGAGGACCAGATGCTCACGGTTCGGGGCGTCACCGGGTCCACTGAGAAGCAGTTCAAGGACTTGACCGAGCAGGCCAAGCTGCTGGGCAGAACCACCAGCTTCACCGCCAAGCAGGTGGCCGAGGGCATGACCAGTCTGGGCCGGGCGGGGTTCTCTCCCGACGAAATCCAATCAGCCATCCCGGCCGTGCTGAACCTGGCCCGGGCCACGGGCACCGAGCTGGGCGAGGCGGCCGACTACGCCGCCAACGCCGTTCGTGCCTTCGGGCTGCGGGCTGGCGACACCACCATGGTCGCCGACGTGCTGACCGCCACGGCCAACGGGTCGGCCCAGACGCTGACCGACCTGGCCGAGGCGATGTCGTACGTCGCCCCCGTGGCCGCCGATGCCGGCGAATCCATCCAGTCCACCTCGCAGGCCCTGGGCGTCCTGGCCAACATGGGCATCAAGGGCTCGATGGCGGGCACGACGCTCCGGCAGATGATGCTCCAGTTCGCCAACCCCGCGGTCCGCGCCCGCCTGGCCGAGCTCGGCGTGGCCGCCACGGATGCCACCGGCAACCTCCGCCCCCTGGGCCAGGTCATGCAGGAACTCGGCACGGTTATGGCGAAGATGCCCAACGCCGAACGGCTGGCCCTGGCCGACGAACTGTTCGGCAAGCGGGCCATCTCGGGGGCGCTCAAACTCGGCGGCTCGCCCGAGCAGATGCAGCAGCTTGCCGACGCCATCTCCAAGGCCGGCGGAGCTGCCGAGCGGACGGCCAAGATGATGGACTCGGGACTCGGCGGGGCCTTCCGCATGATGATGTCGGCGGCCGAGGGCGTGGCCATCGCCATCGGCGAGGCCCTGTCGGGGATGATCTCCGGCTGGATGGGCAGCGTCCAGAAGGCGGCCGAGATGGTCTCCGTGTGGGTCGCCCAGAACAAGCAACTCGTCACCACGGTCGCCCTGGTGGTGGTCGGCGTGCTGGGTGCCGGGGCGGCCTTCACGGTCCTGGGCGTCTCGCTCAAGGGACTGGCCGGGGCGGTGGGCCTTGTCGCCAAGGCGTTTGCATTCCTGGGCGGGGTAATCAAGATAACCGTGGCCCTGTTGGGGGCGTTGCTGTCGCCCATCGGGCTGGTCGTCGCCGCGGTCGGTGCGCTGGGCGTCTACCTTCTTAGCGTCACCGGGGCGGGCGGTAAGGCCCTCGCCTGGCTGGGCGAGCGGTTCGATCAACTCAAGCGGGACGCGACGGCCGCTTGGCAGGGGATCGGCGACGCCCTGGCCGCCGGGGACATCTCTCTGGCCGCGAAGATCCTGTGGCTGACGCTCAAGATGGAGTGGCAAAAGGGCGTCAACGCCTTGACCGGCTACTGGGTCGCATTCAAACGGAAGTTCACCGACATCCTGGACAGCTTCGTATACGGCGGGCAGGTGATCTGGACGGACTTTGTGTACGGCATCCAGTCGCTGTGGGCCCGGCTGGTGTCGGGCCTGCGGACCATCTGGGCCCGGTTCGTGGCTTGGCATGCTCGGACGGTGGAGTCCACCGCCAATTGGATGGCCAAGCGGTGGATGGAGGCCCAGGCCCTGTTCGACGACTCCATCGACGTCAAGTTCGTTACCCAGCACATTGACCAGCAGTCAGCCCAGCGGATGGACGCCATTGACCAGCAGGAGCGGGCCGATGTCGCCGCCGCCCAGTCCAAACGCGACCAGGCCCTGAAGGAGGCCCAGGCCGTCCGGCAAAACCGTCTGGCCGAGATCGGCCAGGCCGATGCCGAGAACGAGCGCCGCCGGGCGGACGAGTACGCGAAGCAGCTTGCGGGCAGCGAGGCGGAACTTGCCAAGGCCCGCAAGGAGTGGCGGGACGCCCTGGACGAGGCCCGCCGCAAACGAGAGACGAAGGAAGCCGCCCCTCCGGCCGGGCCGGGCAGTCCACAGGACCTGGTGGACCAACTCCGCAATGCCGCCGGCGGCATCGGCCAGCAACTGGCTCAGGCCAAGGTCGGCGTGGGCGGCACTTTCAACGTCTCGGCCCTGCTGGGTCTCCAGGCCGGCAATGTCGAGGACCGAATTGCCAAGGCCAGCGAGCAGACCGCCGCCAATACCAAGAAACTCGTCGAAGAGGCCGTGCGGGGCGGCTTGGCATTCGGATAGGTGATCCATGCAACTCCTGGAACATGTCGAGAGCCGCGAGTACGCCGGCGACAGCGTTACGCTCCACTACACGCTGCGCGGGACCAGCAGCGACAGCCTGGCCTGGACCACGCTGCTGGCGTCCACCGCGACCAGCTACAACGGGATGCTCCGCGAGAAGCGCCCGGGCATGAAGCCGATCTGGGTGGATACCGTCGCCGGCGACGGCGATTGGGAATGCACCGTCCGCTACTGCCTGCCGGACAAGGTTGAGAGCGAGGTCGGCACCGTCCGCATCCAGTGGTCCACCAAAGGCGGCAGCCAGCACGTCACACAGTCGATCTCGACCATCGCACGCTACGCCCCGGCCGGCAAGACAGCCACGGACCACAAGGGCGCCATCGGCTACAACGGCGAAAACGTCGAGGGCGTGGACCTGCCGGCCCCCGTGTTCAACTTCCAGGTCACCAAGCGGTTCGCATCAACCGGCCTGCCGTCGCTGGGCACCATCTACAGCCTGACGGCCAAGGTGAACGCCGCCCAGTTCTCCGTAACCGACACCGTGACCGGCCAGACGATCACCCTCAACGCGGGCGAGTGCCTGTTTGAGGGTGCGGAGTCGGGGCAGGCCGGCGAAGACGGGAGCATGGATTATGTCTATTCGTTCTCGGCCAGCCCCAACAAGACCAATTTTGCTGTCGGCGACATCACCGTGGCCGCCAAGAAAGGCTGGGAGTACTTGTGGGTCGAGTACGCCGACGCCGAGGATTCGGCCGCCAAGCGGATATGCAAGCGGCCCATCGGGGCCCATGTCGAGAAGGTCTTTGAGACTGGCAACTTCGCCGGGCTGGGGCTGTAGGAGACGATCATGCCCATACGTGCCGGAACCATTGACGCCGACCACCTGCCCGAGCCGGGCTCCATCTACAGCCTGACGATCCGCCGCGGGGCGGAAGACCCGCGGACGGGCGTCAAGACGACCACCCCGCTGTGCTTCCGCCTGGTGGTCGTGTCGGCTTCCGCCGCCGGCAGCCTCGTGCTCCGCGCCCCGGGCGGCCCGGAACTCACCGTCACGGTCGAACAGTTCAACGAGCGAATAGCCCCGCATGTCGTGGCGGCCTACGGCCCGCCACCGGAGGCTGCCAAGCCATGAACCGCGTCCAGAAGGGACAACCTCTCCGCGGCAACATCACGGCCGAAGGCTGGAACGCGGCCATGGCCGCAGCGGAAGACCTGGCCGGGCGGAAGTCCTCCCTGGGTGGGGACTTCATGCAGACCTTCCGCCAGGCCGGGATCGTCCTGGTCAAGAACGCCGGCGACTACGACCGCGGGCGGTTTGATGTTCTGGGCATCGACGGCGTGGCCATCACGGCGTCGGCCAACCTGGAAGAGTTCCAGAACCGCATCGTGCTGTCGGGGGATACCCCTGCCGCCGCAGATCACACTGGCCGGTTCGTCGTGCTCCTGGAGCCCATTGCGGCCGGTGCCATCGGCAAGGCGGTCGTCAGCGGGGTGTGCCCGGTCCAGGTGGACGTGCAGAAGGAAGAGGACGAGTGGGCGGACGTGTCGGACGACGACGCGACCGCCTTGAAGAGCGGCTCGTTCGGCGGGGCGGCCATCTTGTGGAAAGAGTCCGGCACGGGCAAGCGGTGGGCCGTCGTCCGCGTCAGCAATCTCCGTCGCGACGTGGCGGTCAAGTTGACAGGCAACGCCGAAGGCGGGGGCAAGTATTCCGGCAAGCTCCTGACGGACCGGTTGGAGGCTGCCGCCTCGGGCGACCTGGCCATGCCCGAAGCGATGGTCGAGGGCGTTGATTGTCTCTTCCTGAACATGGAAGAGGACGGGCTGCCCACACACTGGCTGGCGGCCGGCGGCGCGGACGGCTATGCCTATGTCGAGGGCATTGTCGTCGGCCACACCGAGGAGACGCCTCCAAAGCCGATCGTCATGGGCCACGGCGGGAAGGCCCGGCTGGCGTACCCGGCGACCATCGGCTCGGATGCCGAGGGCAGCGAGACCGCCGAAACCACCGCGTGGCGGCGGCGCGAGAAGTCGACCGGCTACGTCTCGGGCGACTGCCCGATCGAGGTCTACATCATGACCCGCCCGCCGGTCTACAGCGAGTCGGGCGACAAGAAGTTCTATTGCTTCCTGCGGAAGGCCCTGGTCGCCGCCGATGGACGGTGGGACGCCATCGGCCCCGAGGTTCGCAGCGAAATCTTCGACACCTGCGAGCACACCTGATGAGCGGAACCCTACAGCGATGCACAGATGGTCGGCTGGTGCGATGCGCCACCACGGGCATCATCCGCGGGCCGTGCGCGCCGGGCGGCACATGTTGCCATTGCGGCAACTGCTGCTACTCGCCCGGGGCAACGCTGGGCTTGTCCTGGTCCTTCGCCCAGCCGCCCGAATACGCCGGCTGGTCACAGCAGAAGAAAAACGACTTCGACGCCCTGGCCAACGGCCGCTATGCGGCCATGCCCCTGCCCGACCCGCCATGTCCCGAGCCGCTCACGACGATGGCCTGGCAAAGCTGGCTCGTCTACCAGGGCCCGCCCACCATGGCAGAGAGGTTCTGCGAGACCGATAGCTGGCATCTCCTGATCGGCGACATGTTCGCGGGGTTCAACGTGACGCCCGGCGGGACCTGCTGCCAGTTTAGTGCGGCGGCCGGCGTGTTCTTCTGGATGAACCCCAACACCTGGGAGACCGAGGAAACACCCGTGACGGGCACGGTCACCGGCCAGATCAACAACAACGCCTGCTGCCACGACTCAGATCCCCACGGCTGCCGAACAAACCCGAGCTGCACCGACGGCAACACCGACGGCCAGTGCCAGGAGGAAGGCATCTGATGGGCTGCTGCCAGAAGATCATCCACGGAGCAGTCGCCCTTGCCAAGGTCGCCTTGGGTGCCGACGCCGCATCGGACCCTCTCGTCGCCGCCCGCCGCGACATCTGCCGCCAATGTGACCAGGCCACTCGCAACTCCGACCCCCGCTTCGCCGCCAACCGTGGGCTGACCACGTTCAGCCGCTGCCGAAAGTGCAGTTGCTTCATCGCGGCCAAGACCAGGCTGACGGAAGAACGCTGCCCGTTGGGCCGGTGGTAGGCTTGGAGCCGTCCGCCGTGGACTGCACTGCCGTCAGCCCTTCAGGGTGAACTCGCCCCGGCCGACCCTCTTGACCCGCTTTGTCCGCCAACAACGCTCGAAGAGGGCCACGGGCAACTCGGAAAGCTTGTGGCCCGGGCTGTTTCAGACGCACAGGCCAGGCCAAGGTGAGACATCTTGACCTCCGGCTCGTCACTGGGCAACATGCCCGCTGTCCTTTCTCTGGGTCTCTCGGGCCATAACCGCCCGAACCAGCGAGCACACAGGGCCTCGGTTCGGCGACAGGCCCAAGGGAATTTCCAAAAGAATCGCGAGATTCCGTGGGGGAATGGGTTAAAGAGTCCTTGGCCATTCGGCGGTATCGCAGGACGCCGGCGGCCAGGATAGCAGCGACCTCTTGCCGCCGGCGGAAGGGGATCTTCGCGCATTGGCATCGTCTCCATCGCACGCCGTACGGCCCACCTTCTTGGCGATGCGCCTACAGGCAGGTGATCTGCATGCGCTCCAGTACGCTACGCATGTGCTCCGCAGTGTGTTGACGATTGGTCTCCCTGTCGGGAACCGAGTCTGCCAGTTGGAGCAGCATCTCTTCGGAGACGACCCCGGTTTCCCGAAACTCAAGCAAAGCCCACGCGGCCGCCTTTGTCGTCCGCAGGACCGCGCGAGGATGTCTCTTCAACATGCTGCTCGGAACGCACGGGTCAACCGTGTCAGTGCCGTAGGCCGCCAGTAAGGCGAATGCTTTGCTGGCTTGCGGCACGTTGTCTTCTATGAGCGTTCGGGTTCGCATGAAAAGCGGCACGTTCGCGGTGTAGGCAAAGCGAGGGACCGCCGCACGGCCTGCGAAGATGCAGGGATGATCTCGCATCTGCTGGGCAACATTCTCCTCTGTCAGAGTCACGCAGCCAAAACAAGGCTCTCCAGTAAGCGGCAACCCAGGCTCGTGGAAGCCCCAGTGACCGTTCTCGCCGATGCCCTTCAACTGAAGATCGGGCCCGTGCTCCATGATCAGATCGCCGTATCGCGCTGCCGCGTCCTCGATGTTCGTCGCGTCGGCCGGGAAGAGATGGACTCGCGTTGCGTCATATAGGTCGGCGAAGTGGAACAGGAATCGCTTGCAGAGGAGGAACCTGAAGGAGGCGGGGTGGTGGAACGGGAGGCAGTAGTCGTCGAACTGGAAGAAATGCGTCGCGGCAATAGCGCTGCGCAGCGTCACGCAGGACCTAGCAAGCCGCACGTATGCCTGATAGAACGCGAAGGCAGATGGGGCCGCCATAAGGAGCATACTGGCCGTTCCGCGCGCCGAGACAAGGTGGCATTGTTCTGCCGCGAGGCTGATCGCTGAGGCGAGCCCCATGTCGTCCTCGTTCTCGTAGACGAAGACCGCAAGATTGTCGAGGGCAAGCCGCGTAACGGGAAGTGGCGCGGTGCATCCAAGTGCTGGCGTCTCAGCAACACTGTCGATGGTATGAAGGTCGCTCGATTTCATGTTGTTCTCGCTTTTTCTTGAGGGGCTGGTTGTCTTGGCGAATTGGCAACGGTGCCGTCATGGCCGCTCCCTCTGTCGCCTCTGTTCGCAGTTGTGCGCACGACGCTTTCCTCACGTTGCGCCGGTCCCGCAAGTCCCTGTGCATGCCGGCTGGGCCTGGCCAGGGAACCACAGCCGCACCTCCGTTCCACATCCTGGCTGACTATCGATCTCCATTCGGCCGCCGCACTCCTTCATGAAGTCGGCCACCATGGGCAAACCGAGGCCCGTGCCTTGCCCGGGCGGCTTGGTCGTGAAGAATGCCTGCAAGGCTTGTCGCTTCGTCGCTTCATCCATTCCGCAGCCCGTGTCCTTGACTGTGAGGCGCATGGTGCCCGGGGAGGCTGAATCGTCCGCTGGCTCGTTTGTGGCTTGCGACTGGACCGTCAGCGTGCCGCCGTCCGGCATGGCGTCGCAGGAGTTCACCACCAGGTTCATGATCGCCTGCTCCAGCATGGCAGGATCGGCCAGTACCCGGCAGGGCTCGTCCGAGGGTCTCACCCACAACCGGACTCTCTGGTCGATAAGTCTCAGCAATGGCGCAACCAGGTCGCCAAGAACCTGGTTCAGGTCGACAGTCTGCGGCCGGGGCGCATGGCCCTGGCAGAAACGTAGAAGCCGCTGCACAACTTGGCCGGCGTGTTCGGCAGCGTGCCCGATTTCCGTCGCGTAGGCCCGGACGGGGCTGTCAACCGCGAGGCCTTGCAGGAGGAGACGGTAGTACCCCAGGATCACTGCAAGCTGGTTGCCAAAACTGTGGACAACGCCCGTCGCCAACCGGCCCAGGACCTCCATCTTCTGCGCCTGGCGAAGTTGGCCGGAGAGCAAAGCTTCGCGCGTGGTGTCACGGAGGATGCCCACGAACTTGGCCAGTTCCCCGGAGGCCGCTCGCACAGCGCAAATGGTGGCCGCTGCGCGATAGGGTTGGCGGTCTCGCCGCGTGCCTTCAACCTCTCCGCAATAGATGTCCCACTCCTTGAGCTGGGCGATTGCCTGTCGCAAAGGGAGGCGGTCCTCGCGCCGCCCCCAGATCGAGCGGAACCCTCGCCCGATGACCTCGCGGGCCTCCAGTCCTGTGATCGCCTCGAAGGCGGAATTCACGTATTCGATCCGCCCGTGACCGTCCGCGATCACGACTCCATCCCCCACATGACCGGCCGCCGCTTGGAGGCAGCACTGTCGTCTGCCCGAATAGCTGCCGTCCTGAGCCGAAACTACCACGCGGCGCGTTTTGCCAGCGGAGTTGGCGACCGGATCGCATCGCAAGTGCACGGAGCCGGGCATGACGGTTCGGTCCAGCAGCGTCACTGGCTTACCGCTTGTGACTGCCTGCTTGATCGCCGACATCACCTCTACAGAAACGTGCGGAGGCAACAATTCGCGGATCTGCCCACCCACGGCGTGGCCGGCCGTCGTGCCCAACGCCATGGCCGCCTGTCCGTTCAAGGCGAGGACCATGCCATTGTCATCGAGCAGTAGGACAACGTCCTCATTTGCCTGCAGCACGTGTCGCAGCGTTCTGCGTTCCTTCTCCAGGTCCTGCTCTAGGCGTCGGACGCGCCGTCGGATGCCGCGCAGCTCCCGCAGGCATGCGAGCATGCTGCTGGAGACGCCATCCGGGTGTATTTCTGAGTTCTTGCGTTTCATTGTTGACCTCTCCGCATTCTCATTATCCTCGCAGCGGCGGTGCATTCGCTGCCATCAGTCCCTTTCATGGCGGATCTGCGGGG